ACAATCTTGTTTAAAAACAGGATATATGACAGCATTTACGAATCCAGAAAATCAAACAAAAGTAGGTGCAAAAGATGCACGAGAAGGATGGTTGTGGTGGGTGCATGAGTATGAAAAAAGATTTGTGCAAATGATTACTGCAGGTTTGAATTGTCAAGTAATGTGGCCGCAAAGAATGGTACATGGTGATTACACCCAATTGTACGATATATTAGATTGGGCGGGATTGAAATGGAAAAGTGAAGTATTTAATTTTATTGATCCAATGTTGTGGAATACACGACAAAAAGAAAAGGAGGGTGAATAATGGCACTTGTAACTGCTGATGAAGTACGCACGTTGATGAATTTAACGGCAACACAAGCACCTGATGCTGTTGTTAATGCTTTTATAACATCTGCGGATACAGTCATTACTGAAGTATATGCCGATGATACCGAAGTGTCGGAAGCGTTGATGACTGAGATTGAAAAATGGTATGTGGCGCATATGATTGCAAGCACTGTGTACAGGATGACGAGTGAAGAAAAACTAGGTGATGCATCTGTGAAATATACAGGAAAATGGGATAAAGGCTTAGATGCAACACCATATGGGCAGATGGTAAAACAATTGGATTTTACAGGACAAATAAGCAGATTGGGAAAAACTGCAGCTACTATACGTGCTATTAAAAATTTTGATGACTAATGGGAATTGAAGCAGTCATAAGCAGAATGTGTGTGCAAACAGCAGTTTATTGGGGAAACCCCGTAAGCGATGGGACAGGTGGGTACGTGTATGATTCTCCTATTGAGATCACATGCAGGTGGGAGAATAGTAATGAGATGATTTTATTGAATAATGGTGAACAATGTGTTAGTCGTGCGGAAGTGTATGTAACACAAGATTTAGATGTAGATGGGTGTTTATATCTTGGGGAATTAACCGATTTAGAAAGCGATCCAATTCCTTCAGAAATTGAAGGTGTGTATGTGATTAAAAAATTTGATAAAATACCTGCATTAGGAAGTAGTAGTGAATTTTTAAGAAAAGTATACTTATGATAACGTCAGTAAAAGGATTACGTGAAGTGATGAACAATCTTAATAAAGAGATCAAAAAGATTGAAGGACGTTCCATAAAAGGATTGTTGAACGCAGCAATTGATATTAAACGTATTGCTGAACCTACTACACCTATAGATTTAGGTAATCTTCGTTCTAGTTTTTTTATTGTCACAACATTAGGCACTCATACCGAACCACCTCGTTTTAGTAATGATCGAGGGGATGCTGCTGAATTAGAAGCAGCACATACAAATTTGATTGCTGAAGCAAAAGCAACTGTGAGCGCAAAAGCAAAAACAGAAAAAATATTAATCATGGGATATTCAGCAAATTATGCAGCAGCAGTACATGAGATGGTGGATGCACAATTTAAGACACCTGGAACAATGGCAAAATGGTTTCAATTAGCTATTTCTCAAAATACTGCTACAATATTAAAATCAGTACGAGATAATATAAAAATACGATGAACGCACCTTCGATAGATATACGGGATATGCTTGAAGCTGAATTGGATCTTAGTTTAAGTTCAGGATCATCAGGTGCCGTAAGAAATTTATTTGTTGGGAAAGAGGAAAGCACACCAGATGATTGTGTTACAATATTTGATACCCCTGGGTTTCCTCCGATGCTTACATTGAATGATCAAGGATATTATTATCCAACCATACAAATACGTGTACGTAGTAGGAAATACGTGGACGGATATGCGTTGGCTCAAAAAATACAAAGTGCATTACATGGCCGGGCACAAGAAACATGGAATGATACTTTGTACACTGTTATTTATTGTTCCGGTGATATAGCGTTGCTGGACTGGGATGATAAAGGCAGGCCAAGATTTGTAATTAATTTTTATATACAGCGACGCTAATAATTAAGAAAAGGAGGTAAATGTATGGCAAGTAATGCTGTTGCGGGTGTTGGAACGATATTTCGGCGTTGGTATGATGAATCAGTTTGGCAGAACATCGCTGAGATTAATTCTATCACTGGACCTTCTATGTCGAGGGACACGATTGATGTAACGTCTCTTGATAGTACAGGAGGGTATCGTGAGTTTATTACTGGATTTCGTAATGCAGGTACTGTCGTTCTTTCAATGAATTTTACACGAGATACGTATGATTTAATGAAAGCAGATTTTGAAAGCGACACTGCTCAAAATTACGAAATTGTGTTACCTAATCTTGAATCCACTACTATAGAATTTGAAGGATTAGTCACAGAAATGCCTATGACAATTCCTGCGGATGATAAAATTACAGTAGATGTTACGATTCAGTTAACAGGACAAGTTGAAGTGAATTCTGGAGCTTCTTCAGGATTGACTGATTAATTGAATAGATCCTAATCAGGGATTTTAATTTTTATTTATAAACAATTTAAAAAAGGTTAACCATGCTTTTAGATCGAAAAAAATTATTAACAAAAGAAACACTTAAAGTAGAACGTGTTGAATTAAGTAGTGATGAATTTGTTTATGTACGTCAAATGACAGGCAGGGAACGAGACACGTTTGAACAGATGCTAGTACGGAAAACAAAAGATGAAAAAGGAAGAATGGCATTTGAGCAATCCCTTGATGATTTTCGTGCTAAACTTGCTGTTTGCACCGTATGCAATGAAGAAGGTAAATTGTTATTGTTACCTGGTGATTACAGTGTATTGAGTCAGCAAATGAGTGCTGCACGATTAGAACGTATTGTTAATGCAGCACAGAAATTAAATAATATTACGGAAGAGGATAAGGAAGAATTAGTAAAAAACTCAGGTGCCGTCCTGGAAGACAATTCAAATTCCGACTCTGCCGAGAATTAAACATTCCGCATCCCGATTACCTGTTGGAGTATTTAACAGCAGAGCAGATTGATGAATGGGAAGCATACGATAGGATTGATCCAATAGGTAGTTGGCGGGATGATTTCAGGATGGCGATGATGTGTTCTTTGATTACTAATATAGCTAGAGCTGTTCATTCTAAAAAAGGTGTGGAAATGACAACACCCGAAGATTTCATGCCAGATTGGACAGGGGAAGAAAAAGGAATGAAGAAACAAAGTGTTGAAGATATGAAGCAGGTGTTTTTAAGCATTGCTTCATCAGTGAATCAAAAAACAAGGCCTAGAAAGAAAATGCAGAAAAAATGAATATAGGACAGTTAATCATATCATTAGGAGTGAATATTCGTAAATTGAAAAATGCAGAAGTTGCAGTTGAACAATTTGGCGAAAAAATAGAGCGTGCGAGCAAAAAAGCAAAGAGTGCGAGTGAAAAAGCTATCAATTATTATGAAAAGTTAGGCGGAAAGCTTTACACATTTGGTATTCGCTCCACAATGTATTTAACTGCTCCTATTGCTGCATTTGGGCGTGCTAGCTTTAAAACAACAGAAGATTTTGAAGCTAATATGCAAAAGATTGTAGGATTAGTCGGGGAATCACAAACACAAGTTAATAAATGGAGCGATGAAATATTGGCATTAGGTCCAAAATTAGGACAAATGCCAAAAGATCTTGGGGATGCTTTGTATTTTATAACATCATCAGGTATTGAAGCCGCAAAAGCAATGGAGGTATTAACACAATCTGCAATGGCATCTAGTGCAGGATTGGGAAGCGTTAAAAATGTTGCAGATGCTGTCACAGGTGCTATGAATGCTTATCGTGGTGAAAACCTTCAAGCAGCACGTGCATTAGATATTTTTACGGCTGCTGTGCGTGTTGGTAAAATTGAAGCTGAAGGGTTCAATCAAGAAATTGGCACGGTTATGGCGTTAGCTTCAAAATTAGGTGTAGGATTAGATGAAGTGGCAGCGTCGATGGCTGCAATGAGTTTGCAAAATATCAATGCTGCACATTCCGCTACATATCTTCGTGGGATATTTAATGCGTTGATTAAACCTGATTCTGGTGCAGTTGCAGCGATGAAAAAAATGGGAACATCGGCACAAGAATTAAGGTCGATATTGGAAAAAGATTTAATGGCTGGTTTGAAACGTATATATGATCTTACGCAACGCTTTGGTGTGGAATCAGTAGGTGAAATATTTCCAGATATTCGTGGAATGTTAGGATTTTTATCGTTGATGGGTAAAAATTATGAAAAAAATATTGAAGTATTTCGTCAAGTATCACAATCAACAGGTGATATGCAGACGGCATTTCAAGCATTTACAAAAACATTAAAATATGAACATAATGCCGCTGCTGCTGAAATGCAAGCAACGTGGATTAAAATAGGGTTTAGTTTGAAGGAAAGCATTCTCCCACTTATGCAAACATTTGCTGAGGTTGTAAAACATTTAGGAGATTGGTTCAAACAATTAGAACCTGCAATGCAGCGAACAGTAGTAACGACAGCATTATTAGCAGCTGCATTAGGGCCTGTATCTGTTGCATTGAGTTATATTGTTAAATTTTTATTACCTGGATTGATTTCATTAATAGGAAAATTAGGAAAAGTTGTAAAAATATTACAATTTGTACGTGTGGCACAAGCTATTACAGTTTTTTCAGCGGCTATTGCTGCTTTACTTGTAGGTAAAGGATTAGAAAAATTAATACAATTTTTGAAAGAAGGAAAAGCAGCAAAAGAGGCATTTGATAAAACAATGTACACTTCACCCATGACTGCAAAATTGAATTGGGGTGTGCCTGAATTAGGTAAGTTATCAGAGCGTATGAAATCTGTTGCAACGCTGTCCCCTGATGAACTTTCCCAACTTAAAAAAGATATTGAAAAACAATACAAAGCGGTATATGGTGCATGGCAAAAACAAGAACAATATCTTGAACGTGCTCGTGCATGGATGGACAAATACCAAGGTGCTGAAGGTACCGCTTCCACGTTAATGAATATTGAAAATGCAGAACAATTGTCAGAAGGATTGCGTAAACAGATGAATACTTTATTATCATTTGTCACGACAGTTAAAAAAATACAAACAGAAACAGACAAGACGATTGAAAATTTTAAGATAGGAAAAGAGTGGCAAGATGTGTTAGATGAAATGTATGCTGATATTGCTGCTTTAGAATTGCTTGCAAGCGTCATGGGGCCTTCGTTTGATCTTGCAGGTAAAAAAGCAGATGTTTTCACTCAAGCACTTTCTGCACTTTCTGCATATGGTAAAGCGGCTGCAGGTGATATGCGATTAGTTAAAGGAATGTTGGATAAAGTAGCATTGACAGATGCTGAAAAAATATTAAAGGATCTTGGTACTGAAATGGAAATGGTTCGTGCAAAAGCACGAATATTAGGATATACTACAGAAGAACTTGCACAAGATAAACTACAAACCGTTACAAAGGCGTTTGAAGCAATGATGGATGCAGGAATTAAATCCGGTCCAATGTTTGATTCTCTTGTTCGTTATATGCAATTATATCAACAAGAAGTAGATCAAGCAAGTTTAAAAACTTCAGATTTTGCAAAACGATTGGAGTTTATTAAATACATGGCAGGTGAATTCCCTGCAACATTCGATGCCGTAGGTGCCGCTTTATCTGAATATCGTAGTGAATTAGAACGTGCATGGATGGCGACAAGTAGGAATGAGGAAGAAGTAAAAAAACTAACTGAATCCATTCGTGCATTAGAGGAACAACAACAATACCAGAATCAATTAATGTCTGTATCTCGTGATCTTTCTATTGCAATGGGAGAAGCGTTGGGTGGTCAAAAAAATGCATGGATTGCTTTTGGTGATGTTGTTATTAAGATTTTGCAGGATTTGATAGTGAAACAAATGCAAGCAGCAATTGCACAAATAGTAGCTGCTGGTGCAGGTTTAGTATCAAAGGAAGTAGGAAGAAAAGGAATGGCTGGTTTAGCAACATCCGCATTAGGATTGGTTGCTTTGACGGCAATGTGGTCAGGGTTTAAAAATAAAGCAGCAAAGATGGCTGAAGGAGGCGTTGTTCCCCCCGGGTACCCTCACGACAGTTATCCAGCGATGTTGTCAAGCGGTGAGGTGGTAAAAAACCCATTAAAAGAAAAAGCAACCGCTGCACCACAAACGGTATATGTAAAAGGACGTTTAGATGGACGTTCCATTTTATTATTAGTTGAAGAAGAACAAAAGCATAGGGAAAGGGTTGTTTAATGGCATGGGAAACGAAATATATCTTAGGTCATTATGATCATTTTGCAAATAAATGGGATGCACATTTCCAAAGAGAGGATTATTCTGGAGGTGTCACATATATGCAAGGTGCAGGTTCACAACCTATAGTTATTTCTGTTGAAAGAGTCGGAGAATTCACCCATTCACCCGTTAAAGCAAGTTATGCAACATTTAGTATTATAGAAGATGAAACAGATGAGTATGTAGATATTGTTGAGTATGACAAAGCAACAAAAGTATGCATATATAAAAATGATGTATTGTATTGGCAAGGATGGGGGTTGTCTGGGACGTATCGTACACAATACAATCTTCCGCCTCATACAATTACATTTGAAGCGGTAGATGGATTGACGTTATTAAAAACAGTTGATTTTTCAGTGGCAACAACGGATATTGTTGGATCGGATTATTACGTTTTATATAAAATTTTTAAACAAATAACTGATGAAATTGGTTTAGAAAATAATATATTTGAATCATTAGCATTAAGGGAGTATCGTATGGTCACGACTCAATCGCCATTAACACAAATAATACGACATACCGATTTGTATTTTACAGGTTGGGAAGACGGGGTTGATACGTACAAAGACCTTTATACAATTCTTGAAAATGAATTACGATGGATGGGTGCTCGAATGTATCAAAAAGATGGGAATTGGTATATTGATCATGTAAAACAATTGCGAGATGATTCTATTACATATCGTAAATACACATCTTCTTGGGTGTATCTAAC